TCCCACGCTGTTAACTGTAAAAGTACCTGGACCTGTAAATCTATGAATTTTAAAATCACCTGAAGTAGTAATAGTTCCTCCGGATGCAGTAATAAATTGTGCATTTGATTTTCCTTGTAAATCAGACATTCCAATTGCTCCTGAAGGCTCTCCTGCTAATGTTCTAACAGCAGCAGCACCCATATTAATAGTTGTGCTAGATGGTGATATATCTAATTCTGTGTTAACTTGTGATAGTTTGATAGTACCTTCAGGTAAAGTCATTTTAATTGCCCTTTAGTTCATCAACCTGTTGCTTTAAATCCTTAATTGCTTCTATTAGAACAGAACATATTTTTCCGTAGTCAACAGATTTGGTTTTAATTTCATCATCAGCCGTCAATACAACTTGAGGTAAAACCTCTTCCATATCTTGAGCTAATACCCCAACTTGTTCTTTAGCATCATCTATATCATTTCTTTTATAGTAGACACCTTGCATTTTCATTACTTTAGATAATGCATCATCAATATTTTTTATATCTGTTTTAAGTCTTTTATCAGAAAAAGCTGTAACATCGTTATTAAAAGTTGCTGCACCAGCACCTGACATATCAAGCGTTAACGCTGTAACACCAGAACCACCGTCATTACCTTTAAATATCATATCGTTATCTGATACAATAGATTCTAAGACAAAATCAGAAGAAGAATTAATTAGTGATCCTACATGCGTACCGTCATCTGAGATTTTGACATCTCCTCCATTAGCATCTAAAATAATGTCTCCTTCAACATCTAAAGTTAAATCGCCAGATGATAAATCAATCTCTGTGCCGTCAATTGTTATGTTATCAGCTGTAAAACCTGCATCAGCATTTACTACACCATTAAAGGTAGCTTTACCTGCATCAGACATATCTAATGATAAAGCAGTAATTGCTCCTCCACCATCGTCCCCTTTAAAAGCTATATCTTTATCTTGAACGGCATTAGTAATTACTAAATCACCTGAGTTAGCTGTAGTAACATTTGCAACGTCAATGTTTGCAATTTTAATATCTATTTGATCATCTGTATCAGCAGTTAAACTTGTATCTGCATCAGCGTCTAAAATTAATTCTTGACCTTGAAGGTCTATTGATCCTGCTAAAGAAAAAACATCATACCAGTTTGTACCATCTGTAGAAACAAGACGAGTTGTACCGTTAGCTATTGAAATTGTGTTTCCTGAAGCACCTAGTCTACAAGTCATTGCATAAGGACCGGAAGATCCTGAATCAGTTGTAGCGTTTGTAATTAAATAAACTTTTTGAGTAGCTGGAAATTGAGCTATTCTTACTGCACCATGTGCACCTGTAAGTCTAATGTGAGCATTTCTTGCTTGGTTGTTTGCTTGAGATTGCGGTCCATCTGCATTTGTAAGAGTCGTGACTGCAGCGTCACCACAAGCTACATCGACAACACCAGCAATGGCGAATTCAAAAACCTGAGAAAAGTTATTATTGGTAATGGTTCCCCATGTACCTGAATTTTCCCCTGTTACTTGTAGTTCCGTTCTAAGACCCGTTGAATACGTTACCATTTAATCTCCTAATACCCTTTTTTTAATGATTTTATGCAGCCTTGTCAACTTCTACCCAAACGGCTGTTTGCGAGTCATCCACTTGTGACCAGAATGTACCTCGTAATGTTCCTGTACTACTTGTAGCAGAAACCCCAGTGAGTGTAAAGTCAACATTTATGACAATATTCAAAGTTCCTACCGAAGAAGTAGCCTCGACGCTTGGGGCCTCATAACTGGTCTCTTGAGTGGCATCTCCCTGACTAAGCGTTAAAGAATTTCCTGTAACAAAAACAGAAGTTCCTACATCTCCTTCAGAAAGTGTTAAGCTATTTCCAGTCGCATAAACGACCCATTCGGCCGCGGCATCCACATCATTGACACTTGCCGTTAATTGATGCTCTGAGGCTGGTGAGATAGTAATATTACCATCCGCGGAAATAGCAAATGTACCTATGGATGAAGTAAGGCTCGTCCCTGTAACACTAATATTTTGATCCGTGGTGATAGTTTCTTCACCCTGGCTTATAGTTAAAGAATTCCCGCTAACAGCGAAAGAACCCCCCGATGCACCCCATTGCTGGTCGCCCCAGCCAATAGCTGCTCCAGTGGTAATATCCGTATCACGATTCCATCCTGTTCTAATTTCTACTGATTCAGTGGTATCTCCCAAAGATGAGGTTGCCCCCACGCCTGTGATAGCGAATATATGATCTGTATTGATGGTGTAATCGCCAACAGTAGACGTTAATTCTTCGCCTGTTGGAGTTGCATTCGCAATACCAACAGCCGTAGCTGTCCCTATGGAAAGAGTTGTGCCTAACCCAGTGACACTGATAATTTGATCAGTTACAACAGTAGGCGTTGCAGTGCTTGACGTGAGGCCATTACCTGTAGCGGCAACGGGTGCATATTCTCCCCATGCTCCACTGCCCCAAGTCTCTCGGCCCCATCCTTGAACAGAGGCCATGATTTATTCTCCTATGCGATCCTTAAAATTGCAGCAGTTGCTTCAGCAGCAGGAAATGTAATTGTAAATGTTCCAGCCGAAGAAGATTTAACTCCACCAAAATCTAAAACACAAACAGATGCATTGGTTGTTAAACCAGTGACAGTAGAACTATTATAAATCACAGCAGCTTGTGCAGAAATTGTTGCACTTGTGAATGAAAGATCTGGTGAAAAGTCACACACAGCGGTATCAGTTGATAACACTGGAGTCACTGATGTTAAGGCTCCACCACCTGCGGAATAAGTGCCTGATGCACCTACCTCATCGGGTGTATCATAGATAGTAGTTGATTTCGATAAAGTCGCTTCACTATCAAAAAGCGCTAATTTAAAAGTGTTCCCTGTCGTTGCTGTAAAATCATGCAATGCTTTCAGGATCTCCACTTTAAAACTGTTACAAACAGCCTGAGTAATAGCCATAATAACCTCCTATGGGTTCCTAGATTCGAGAGGGACACGAATGACACCGTCTCTATATTCATCTCTACGATCTCGCCCCATCTCATATGTAGCAAGATTCTGTACAGATTGATTATATTTTTGTTGATATAATTGTATCATATCTGTCGGACCTTTCAAGTATGCAAGTCCTTCTAATATGCAACCATATAATAGCACGTTGGGAGCATTTTGACTGATCCACGTGGATGTATTGGATGATGATAAGTTATCAGGCATCCGTAAGTATGCAAGTTCAACAGCTATGTTGGCACTTGGAGTTGGCGCAATATAATGCGTGTCTTGATCCCAATCAGCATAATACTTCGGAGTACCTGTTGCTGTTCTATCAGGCCAATACTCTGTCATAAATGAAATATCCTTCTGTAGCAAGGTTGTTCTTACATCCGAGACAACAATTTGAAGATATCGAGTAGCCCTCCAGTCCCCTGGAAGGGAAAGAAAAGCAATATCTTGGGTTAAATTAGCCGTGTCATATTTTCGGTAATAACTAAGATCCACTTCCTTAAACAGCTTATTTTCAACATTCACGATGAATGTATTAATAACAGCATCAGACAGCACATCACTGGATGTCTCTGTGTAATTTCTTACGTTTGATAATAAATCAGAATAATCGGTCATGTTGTGGTCACCGTAACCTTTCCTACAAAACTATGTAATAAAGTCGGTTTATTAGGTTGTTGAACACCTAATGGTTGCATGCTTCTGACGAATCCTGGATAAGACACCCCATTGGCATAGTAAAGGGTAACAGCTTCTTGCAATGTTTCAAAACTATTAGTGTTCGTGCCAATTCGTCCCACATAGACTGTGGAATTGGCAACTTGAGGCTTTGCATGTTGCAACGCTTCAAAATCAGTAGGATGATTCTTTGGATTGATCTGAGGGGCTTTTGGCTCAAATTCACTGTAATGAACCCATACTCCATTCCATTCTTGTACCATTTCAGTGTAAGGATATGCCATCCCGTCACGATCGGAAATCCTTTGAGCGAATTTACCTGTAGCGAATTTACCCATTAGTTAATCCATGTTTGTCGTGGAACCATGCTATAACTAGCTTTCTCCACGTCTTCGCTGGCCGCGCGCTGAAACTCCTCCTCATAGAGAGGTTTAAGTAAAGTAACACGATCGGGTTGATATTTTAATGCCATATAATAGGCGAGTCCTGCAATCATGCAGGGAATAAATCGAAATGGAATTTGTGCATTATTCGTATAGCTCCCGGCATCAAACATACGAATTAAGGCATAATAAACAAAAGTGTAATCCACGTCTGGTACGGGATACAAATAAACTGTTGGATTTATTGTTCGTTCAAAATAAAACTGTGTGGGACGTCCTGATGTTGATTTTACAGTATAGTTCCAATAAGTGCTTCTGCCAATTCTCGTCATCGCAAAATCATTATTATTACTGTCTCGCATCACACAGTTGGTGATATCAATGATGGTCTGGGTGTCCCCTCCCGTGAGCAAAGTCGCTCCTGACAAGGGATTAGTGAATCCTGCTGATGCAACAGCAATTTCTTGTTTTTGAATCGTCCATAGATTAAGGCCTCTGTTCGCCCAATCGGCAAACATAATATTAAGAGAACGGCGGGCGGTTTTTATTTCATAACCAGTACGATCCTGTAAACCGCACCGTTCAAAAGCTTCTTCTACAATATCATCAATTGCAAGATCAAAGCTGGCTGTAGAGGCATATGTTGGCATAAATTATTTCGCAATGCCCATTCCACGCTTCGCAATTCCGCCACCACGGCGTTTAATTGCTCCACCTTTCTTGTAGCCTCTGTTGAGTTCACCGATGACTCGTCTTTTCTCAGCTCTTCGATTAGGATTCATGTGCTCTGCATCAATTCTTCCTACTTCT